TAGATTTAAAAGACGTGGGAATGTTCCACTTTCTTCAAGTAAATATAGTACACCTCTAGAACCTCTCAGTTTAGATTCATCATCTTTTGAAGTAATGCCTACAACACTGTTTTCACTACCTTTTCTTACTCCTGTTTCTTTATCTTTATAACCCATAATCCACTACATATTAGGTAGGGAAGATGTGATAGTTTTATTAGGAAACTATGTATTCATAGCACAAAAATCTATATAGTATTGAAACATATCCAATACTTGATTTGCACCATGTAGATACTTCTTTTCAGATGCTGTTACTACACATTGCACTTTTTTACATACTTCGTAACTTTCTCCTAATATAAATCTTTTAGCAAGTAATGCAGCAGCGGTAAAGGATTTGCCAGAACCACGTCTTGAAAGTTCTGCAGCATGTTTACCATTCTATCTACACTAATTTAAGTAATGAAACTTATAATAATGTCCTTCCCAAGCTTTAGGAAAATCAACAGTTCTAATATCTTTACCCGTTTTATCCTTTTTGATTAACTGTATAGGACAATAGTTAAGAAAAAAATACATATCTCCTGTAATCCATTCACCATCAGAAGGTCTTACATATCCTTCAAAACATCTTCTTATTTCCTCTTTAGCCCATTTATAGTATTCACTATTAGGATTAGGATTTGGTCTAAGTTTAGTATAACAGCCGTTCTACTAAAAAAAGATTGCTGAAGGTCTAAAATAATCCATGTCTTCAAGTATGTGTGGCTAAGTGACATCAATTATTATCTTACCTTCAGAATCTTTTTCTATGTCTTTTGCCCTAGGTCTATCTGCAGATATTAGACTCTTGACAAAAGGTATATTATTGACAGCTTCTAGAAACTGCTCTTTAACTTCTTCTGGTTGCTAATCTAAATTTAAGTCTTCATACTGTGTCTGATATTTGTTCCACATTGTTTATCTTGTTTTCTATTTCTTCTATTTTAGAAAATATTGTCTCAAGTAGAGATATATACAGCTTATCTTTTTGATTATCTTGTGCAGTAGTTTTATTTACAGTAAGTCTTTGTTTGATAACTAAATAGTTACTATTATCAACATGATAATATATTTCAGCAATTAGCGTTTTATATGCATTGAATTGAGTATTTTCTTCATATTGCCTACCAATGAACCAACCATTCTTTGAATGGTAATTTACTTCTAACCATCTATTTAAAGCTCTAACTATAGTATCAATCATATAAGTATTCCATCATCCATTAATGTTTTATTTGCTGTACCACGCAATTTACCTTGTTCTTCAATTTCTCTGGTAATTGCTTTCTCTGCATCAATGACATCTTTTGCCAATTGAGGTATCTGTTTAATCGCAGAAGTTACACTATTTATAGTATATAGAGGTTTACCTTTATCATCAGTATCTGTTAAGTCTACATCACGAAGAAACTGTCTAACTTTATCAATAGCTAACTTTGTATCTTGTAAAAGAAGATATGAAGTTGTTATTGTATGCTTTCTATATATATCTATAGCTTCTTGTAACTTCTTATCAATCTTAAAGTTAGCAGGAAGCCCTTCTTGTTCTATGATAGCTTTTAATCTATCTTTCTCATCTATAATGTAATTGTAACTGCTTCTAGGGTCAACTAAAAAATAAATTATAGACATTTGAGTCATAAACTTATCTTTACTTTTTGACCTATCTGCATTATACAAATCTCTTATAGGTTTTATAAGAAAGGCTTCCTGTGTAGGTTCAATCTGATAATTGTTATACTCTATTAAATGCATTATGATACAATCATTGGTTTAACATCAGTAACAATGTCTGATTGTTGTGGTAACTCATATTCTTCAATCACAAAATCTATGTCTCTGTCTTGAAGAAGTAAATGCTCTACACCATCAATATCAATAGTATGGAAGCTATAAGACATAACAGGATTTTGTGATATAACTCCATCATGCATTGAACCATCTTCATACTTCTTTACAGCATATCTTGATGGATTAATACTTACAACATCACCTACTTTAATATCTCTCACTGATGAACCTATGGCTACTACAGTTTGATATTCTTTTAGTGTACCTGCAGTTTGATTTACTAAACCATTAACTATCACATCATCCTCATACTTATCCATAGTAGTTACTACAGATGTAAAAAGTGGTTTAACTTTTTTGATTATCATTGTATACTTTCTTTTGTAATTTTATTTTATTGTAATCAGTGTAAAACTTGCCTATTGAAGGTACATTAAAACTATAATTGATTGGTTTATCTTCAGAGAAATCTATCTCTTCAATTTTAGTTCTAAGGTACCTCCAATATGCTTTATATACTTTCTCCACAACTTCAACAGATAAATCTGCCTCTTCCGCTATTTTAGCAATCAAGTCTTTATTCACTGAAATCAAAACTCATCAATAGATTGAATTGCTTATTGTTGTTTATTCTTGGAATGAATCTAGGATTAACCATACCATCTTTTATAAAGTTAACACTCTTCAGAGTACTAAGTATTACCTAAAGATGTGCTGTTGTGATGTCAAGTTCCTCTCTAATCTTCTTTCTATTTTCTCTAGATAGAAGTACATCGTTAAGAATCTTTTCATCCTTTATTGCCTTACTTAAAGAGTGTCTATGCTATAATATTTTAGCGGCAACATCCATCTCTTTATTAGTAAGATTATGGAATGGTTTCAAGAATATCATCCAGTATTTAAAGAAGTCTTCTGTTGAAGTTGGAATCTTGATTATATTATTAATCTTGCTCTCCATCTTCTTGTGTTTCTGTCTGTTCTTGAGTTACATCTAAAGTCTTCTGAAGTTCATCAATACACTTGGTTACAAACTCGTCATCAAACATATGGCTTTGCTCAATAACCTTAAACAAATAATCCAAACGTTTGAACATCATAGCTGTATTCTTTTCATTTAAAGCTTCAACTAATTGTTGATTTCTACTATAAAGTTGGTCAATTAGTTGAGCCATTTGCTCTTGTGAAGGAGCAGGTACTTCATTCTTTGCAGTATTCTTTTTAACTTCCGCTTTTTTCTTGCCTACAATAGGCTTCATTTCTACTGTATTATTTTCCATTTTTTAAACTATATTATTTATCTAAAAACTTACATCTATATCTATTCTAATATCTCGAATCCCATTCCCATATACTACATTTCTCAATGTTGGTAGAACCACAATCACAACAGTATTCACTGTGTGGTAATCCTTCAACACTTTTTATCTTGAGAGATAAACAATGCTAACAATAGTATACAGGAATTGAGTTATATATCTCTTTTGACAGGTGTTTCATACATTTGTTTATCCTCTCTGTTTTTTCTCATTTTACGTATTGTAGACTTACTATTGTATTTTTTATTTACAAATTTAGTAAGTTCTTCTACATCATCCTAATTATAATTGATATTAATCTTCTTCATTTGTGTAGTATATTAAAATGTATTCACCTTCACTTACCTTTTTAATATCAACTATATCTTCTTTTTGTACAGAATAACTGTTTGCTACATCTATCAGTCTACGTATTGTAGTAGCTGTGATTACTTTCATCTTTTTCATTTCTTTTTACCTATTTTAGACATTATAGATGCACGCTTTTGTAAGTCTTTAGCTTTACTCTAAGCTACTTTAATAGCCTTATTCATTCTTGCTTTATCAGCTATTATTTCTTGATACTGTGCCATAGTTTGAGCATCCATCTCAGCCTACCAATTGTTATTACTTTTAGCCATAATTTTAATTTACTGATACTTTATTTAAATCATCCTACCAATCAATAAACCATTGTTTATCTCTTTCTTCTCCCTATACTAATGTATCAACTAATGTAGCATACATCAGTGCTGTAGTAGCTAATCTATATATCCACTCTTCTTTCATATAAATTAAACTTTGATTAATATATGTGGTCCCACTTGGGCTTGAACCAAGGACTCCCTGATTATGAGTCAGGTGCTCTAACCAACTGAGCTATGGGACCTTATTCACAATATTTATTTATCCAATTATAATATGTTTTCTTACAAATTTTATATTTATTTACACACTCTTCAATTGTATGAGTCTTCTTAAATTCTATAAATTCTTCAACATTTTGTAGTTTGCTTTGTTTTATACCATATTTTAAATATTTATCTTGATTGTTATAGAATTCTTCTTTCTTTTCATCTAGTTGTTTTTGACTTCTAGCAAGTATCCATCTTTTTAAAGTTAACATATTTCTAATTGAACCTGTTCCTACTTTATGATGGAATAGATTTTTATATAAATATGGGAGACTAACAGCTATATGTGTATATTTAGTTTTTATATCATAACAATATATTAAATTTCTACCATCATTTGCTATTCTTTTACTGTTTTTCGATATAGTAGCTTTCTGTTCATCTGTCATTTTTAAACCTAAAACTCCAGCATCTCCACCATAAGTCTAGTTATATCCTGTAGGCCCATAAGAATTATATTCTTTTATATAATTTTTTTCTAAGTCATCTAGTATATTTTTTAGTTTAGAATTATTAGTATCTGTAAAAGTATCCAGTACAAACACTTCAAAATTATCTAATCCATACTTACCAAAAGCTCTATATAAAGGAGCATCATATAAGTTAGTTTTAAAATTGGTAATATGCTTGTATATTCTTCTTCTTAACTTTAAAGATTGTCCTATATAACACTTACCATTTATTTTGTTTTTAAAACAATATATTCCTGCATGGTTCTTTATATTATGAATCTCTGATAATTCCATATAATTCTTTTTAGTAGGAGTGGTGGGACTCGAACCCACAGAACTTTGGTGTTAGAGACCAAGGAGTCTAACCAATTCCTCAACACTCCAGTGCATAACAATTATTATTCTATCTTAATTTATCTGCAAATTTAATTACTTATTTTTAATAAACAAAATAATTAGTAAAATATTTTGTAAATTAAATTTAAATATATAATTTTGTATGGGCAAAATGCGGAGCACATGATGATTCTTTTCTCATTGGAATTGAATAGTTTTAACCCTCAACGCTTGTGATAAGTATTGAGGGTTTTTATTTTATTTATTTACTAAACCACCTTTAGCATATAAAGGTATACCATTACTTTCTCTTTGTATCTTATTATAAGGATTATTATTATAAGCATCATAGAAAGATTGTGTATCTGTATAATGATTGCCAGCATAAGGGTCAGCAAAATAATCTTTAGGTTCAAATAGTTTAGCCATTAATTCATTTCTTAAACTATTGTCTCTACCATATCCTGCTAACATTTTCATAAAGTCAGCAAAATCTGTTCCTTCTGTACCTGTATCATAAATCTATGCTATATTCCAATTAGGTATAGGTACATAGCCAGGAGGATTTAAATATTCTAAATCTTCCTATTGCCACTAGTATGGTGTATATTGAAATGGTATTTCTTTATATTGTAAACCTAAATCAAACACATCAGGCATTCTTAAACCATCTGCACTTGTTCCAAAAGATGAACCACCTTTAGTACCTTGTGTATTATATAAAGCGTTATTAGGTACATTTAATTCTGTACCACCTATGTTAAAAGGGTCTATATATTTTTCTTGTTGATTGTATTCCCCAGGTATTGCTGTATCAGATTCAAATTGTCTGTTATTTTCTGGTGTAACAGTCACATCTGAGAGTAATACTGTATTATTAATATCTACAGGTCCTTCTTTTATATTTTCATCATCTTTATATAACCAATCAGAATTTAAAATGTTTCCTAATTTTTGGTCTCTTTTCCAATAATCATAAGCTCTTCCTACAGGTGTATGTTTATTTACTTTACGGATTGTGTAATATTCTTTTGGATTACCATATTCATCGTTTTCATTAAAATCCTGAAGATAATAAGTTATAGCCTCATCTTCTTTTAAATCATCTACATTATAATTTCTATCTTTTAAGAATTTATATGGTATTCTTATAAATCTAGTTTTAGGTAAATTCTTATATTCTTCAGGAACTCCTTCAAGATTATCTTTTGGAATATCTATTGTTATTGCTCTTCCTGAATCATCAATAAAGTCTTGCAATTCTTCTGGTGTAATATCTATAAAATTTGGAGTACGGGTATCTTTATATTCAGATTCTAAAGTACCAAATTTCGTAATATCTGTTCTTTTCTCATTTAAATTATCAGTTCCTTCAGCATACATATTAATAGATACAGGTCCACCACATGAAGATATATTAACAGATTTATTCATATAATCATTAATCAATTTTTCATATTGTGAATAATCCATTAAGCTGTTAATATTACCTTTTTGTCTTTGTTGCTATATTTGTTTTTCTCTTTGTATAGCCTATGGTGTTTTATACATTTGAAGAATATCTGGAGATACTTTTCCCTATATTAGTTGTTTTGCTGCTTCTGGGTTTTCTTTGAAAAACTATTCATAATTATAGGTATCGTCCTAATCTGGATTAATACCTGTAGTCTATTTAAATTGGTTTTTCCAATTATTATAGCCACCATCTTTGTTTATTTGATATTGCTACATTGCTTCTTGTGGTGTCTAACCTTTCTTTACACCATCTTTTATTATAGCTAATCTATCACCTAATTTTAAATTTATTGCCATATGTATATAAGAATAACCTAACTAATATATTTAAATATTAATTTATCAAATCAACACTGAATTCTATTTTAAATTTGGATATAAAGAGACCTCGCCAATTTACTTGCTTTAATGGCAGAGTTGAGGAGTGATTTACCTCATACATCATAGCTATTTACCCCGTTTATATATTATTAGTTCTCACTCTTGTTATCCCTAGGGCTAATCACCTGTGCATTTTAGCTTAGCCAAATAAATAACATATGATGTATCTCATAGATATTTGTTGCAAATATAGTTTTAAAAAATATTATATGCAAATTAATTAATTAAAAAATTATTTTTTAAAAATTTTTTATTTTTTATTTTTGATTTCTTATTTTAAAATTTTTAGAATTTTTAAAATTTTTATTGTGATTAAAGATACGTGGGGTAAACACCCACCACCACCCCTGCTATTCATTGATGGGGTAAGGGACCCCCCATCACAAAATAAGATTAATGGTCCCACAGTTTAATAATAAATAATAGGAGAAAAAACTATGGCACAAGTAAAACTTTCTGAGTTTATCAACTCTATGTGTGAGAATTTTAACGCTGATTTCAGCACTGAGTATCCAAATTCCTTCACTCATCAAGATAGTGAAGGTAATGACTTCACTTCCAGAGTCTTGGCTTACAAGACATCCCAAACCAAGCAAGGTTGGGATGATAATGGTAATGAAGTTACCAAACCAGTGTTTGTAAACATCAGTCTTAGCAAGGCTATGGAGGCTGAGGTAGATACCTTTAATACTGATTGGCTTTGTGATAATCCTAACATTATGGTAGATGTTGACCCTGCATATCCTACCAGCGCAAAGGTTATCAAGCAAGGTGGTAACAAGGTTAATGTAAACCGCTTCCGCAAGGCTTTTGGATTGGTATAAGTCATTGAGTATCAGGGAGATATGTGAGTGCTTTGCACTCACTATCTCTTTTTGATACCTTTTTTCTTTTTGCTTTTATATATTCATATAAAATAAATAACTCTTTTTAATTATATGCAAAAACCTTATAGCATCGTTAATGGTGTTATTATGACTCCAAAAGATGCACGTGATTATGATTTTCGATAGAATTTCCTAATCAGGTTGTCTATGCTTCTCTACCAAAGTGAGAAGCAATTAAACAGTTTGCCCAGTACTGTAAACTGGGCATTTTCTATCTTTAACTATACAAAAATAAATATTCACTTTTAAAACATTATATTATGGACAATATTATAAACATTTGGAAATATATTAATAAAGCAATAGAACAACATCATGATGTAAATGATGCATATTTCGTTTTTATAAAAGATGAAATAATTAATGAAAATTTTGACAGTCTTGTTGATAAAATCATTGATTATATGTGGAAACATTGTAATAATGGTAGAAATGAATTGACAAACTTTGGAGTTTGTCTAATGAACTGTAACATTATTATCACTCTAAAAGCAGTTAAAATGGCAACACTTGATGGTTATAAACCGTCAGATAAAATAAAGAAATTAGCAAAAGATAGATATTTTAAACTTTAAATATGAAAAAAATATTAATGTATTTTTACATACTAGTTATCTGTTTTCTATGCTTTACCGCATCTTATTCTATAGTATATGGTTTATGCGTAGAAAATGGTATACTAATGCTCATTGGAGTATCTTTATTCGGATTAGCATATTTCATATCAAAACTAATATCTATAGTATTTGAAAATGAATTATATGATTTAAGAGAAAAAATAATAAAACTAACAAATAAATATGGCACAGAAGAATATTAACCATCTAATCTGCTATGCAGTATTAGATAGTACAAATCACATAGTCAAGAAATTTGATAATTACCAAGATGCTCTCTGCTATAAATTATGTATAGCAGGAAGACCAGATTGGTCTATTAAAAAGGCTAGAAAACATTATCATTCTACACAAAAACAAAGAGATTTTGTCAGAACTATAGAATACTATTTAAATACACCTTTTGTAGGTGATATTAATAATGGTTGGGAATGTTCTGATTTTATTTCTATGTATAAAGAAGATTATGATACACTAATTAATGATTTAATTGGTGATGCATATGATGCTTTAGGATACTGATATTTATATAACAACTAATCTTTATTAGTTGTTTTTTTAACCGCTCGCTTCGCTCGCTAAAAAACAACAATTTAAAATATGGAAATAAATGAAATACTATCTAATGCAGAAAAAGCATTAGATAAATATGAAACTGATTTTGAAACATTTTATAAAGGTGCAATGGCTTGCTATGGTGTATATTATTATACTAAAGCGATAATAAATATGTATGGACCTACAATAGAATGTATCAAACAACATGAGAAAACAAAAGAATTAATTAAGAAGTTTAACCAAAATTACAAATAATATGAAACACCTTATTTATATCACGTTAATAATAATCGCTGGTATTACAGGTTATTGGATTGGTCAACAGAGTTGGTTTGTTGATATAAACAATAAACCATATTGGTATAACACTCAAGAGGCACTTGATGAAGAACGTGCTTATGCTAATTCTCTATTTGAAGGACTACATTGGTGGTACCGCCAAAATACTAATTGGTGGGAATATCAATTCAAAAATAGCCCTGAATATAATAAAATAGATAGTATTAATAACGGCGATTGGGAGGATTTTTATGCTCCCAATTGGAAATAAATAATATACAAAAATGTATAAATATTATATCTTTAACCAACCAATATATTCTGCTAAAAGAGCATTAAGTTTCTTTACTAGAAACCCAAGAGAAGGATGTAGAGTAGAAATAGAAACATATGATAATATGTGGTGTAATGTAACTATATCTTTACATCCTAATTTTGCATACAGTGTAATTTTAAATTACATTTCCAATAATAAAGACTCATTAAAATGTAGTCAAAAAGCAAAAGACTTTATCAACTCAATTAGTTCAATATATAGATTATGAAACAAAGAGAAGAACTAAGACATAAACTCAGTGCATTATTAATGTATACTGATGAAAAGCATCCTATTAAATGTTATATACAAATAGGAGAAGATGAAACAATGGGGTTAGGTTCTTTAGAACTACCCACAATAACTGAAATATTCCAAGAACCTAAAGAAGGAATAATTTGGTTAAAAATGGAAGGTGTCAAAGACCCAATGGAATTTGATACATTTAAACTAAAAGATTTACAAACTATTTATAACGAATTATATGATAATAACAGTTAAATGCCCACATTGTGGCAAAGAGTTTTCAAAAGAATTTGAAGATTCTAAATTAAAAAGATTACATACTGAACTGGTTCAAGATGTATTTCCTGAATTAAGTGCTGATGATAGAGAATTATTCTTCATTTCCCACATTTGTGGAGATTGTTGGGATGAAATATTTGATGAAGATATTGAAAATAAAATAGAATTATCTGCTGAAGAATTTGCAGATATAAAATAATTCTATTACTTTTGCATTGGCAATATTACTAGACATAATGCGAAGTTTGAGGAGCCAAGAGTGGCAGAAGAACCTCATAATATTATCCTTTCAGATTAAAGATTATAAGTTGAAACACATTTACTTGTGAAAGTAGATGTGTTTATAAGCCAGAATGGGGGAATTAGGTAGACCCGAAGCACTTAAAATGCTTTAGCCAGTTGGCTGTGTGAGTTCGAATCTCACTTCTGGTACGCTCATTGTTAATTTAATGATTAAAAGAGCTGGTTTGTGAAAATAGGCTCATATTTACACAGAACATTTGTCTTTATTTAAATTGTTATTAGTTTTTGGAGGTGTTTATCTATGGTTATGCTATGGTTAGTTAATTAATTCTGTGTAAATATGCTCCAGTAGCTCAGGGAATAGAGCAACGGTCTTTGACTTATTTATATAAATGGAGTGCTATGGCGAGAAATCCCATAGTAGAATCACCTAAATTCGGTGGAAACCCTTAATAAAATCTTGTATGGTTTAACCTAATGCGCATTGCGTATAAGACGGGTGGGAATCCTAAATGCGAGTAACAAACGCTAAACAATACGGCGTAAGGACAATACCGAGCGAAAATAGATAAACTAAACCTGTAGGCGGGTGAATTAGAAATTGTATGTCTAACTAATTTCTTGTTTATTTATAATCGTGTAGAGACTGAACGGGTGATACCTAAGTTGAAATTTATTTGATACTATCACGTTAAGGCATTCGATGCACGAAATAAAGGTCAAATATCTTGCAAGAATTTCAATATGGTAAAGAGACAGTCCAGACCACAAATTATTAATAGATAGTGAGTTATTGCGCTCCAGAAAGGCAATTGTTAATAATGCTATGGTAACATAGTGTGGTAAGCTAAACCGTGGGTCGTTGGTTTGAATCCAACCTGGAGTACTAAAAGTAAAATACTTTTTTATTGTTCGGTTTCATTTTTAAATGTTTCTTAAGTTTTTAATGTTTTTTAAGTGAATAAGTATAGTGTGATTGCTTGCGAAAGTAGTCACACATTTTCTTTGCAAACAAAAAGACTGTGTATTAAATAAATATAAGTTTAACTATCTTTTTATTTGCGAAAACAAATACACAGTCTTTATTCTTTATATACAATATGCCAAAAGGTTGTAAAATTTCTCAAAATCTCAAAGATGAGGCTTTGGAGAAGGTTGCGCTCTACCAAAGTGAGCACAAGTGTACTTTAAATGAAGCATTTAAAGTAATTAGTTCTGAATACAATGTTATACCACACACTATTCAGAAATGGTTCTACAAATCAAAGGGTAAAAATCCTGTGATTTCTCAAGTAGCAAAGAAGATTGATAAACCATCAATTGCTGCTACTGCAATATCAACTCAATCTGCAAGATTACAAGCAGAAGAAATGATATATGATTATATCAAGAATTTGTCTTTATTTAAAAGAATTCTTGCATGTATATGTGGTTTTGATAAACTATGTTACAATTATGGCAGATATGGCAGGAAAAAAATATACCAATGAAGAAAACCTGAGAATCATTGAGGTTATCAATGACTATCCTGGGAATTATACCTATGCTGCAAAGATATTAGCAGAAGAACTTAATAGAAGTTCTACTGCTATCCTACTCCATTTTAGAAGTATAAAATGGAATTATGATACTCCATTTGTAGTATCTGCCACTGGTAAGAAGACACCTATAGGAGTTACAAGATGGACTGTAAATGCAGTTCCAGAAATAACACTTATTAGAAGATGGGCAAATATCAAACATTTACTTTTAAAATAAAATTAAATAGAATATGGATTCAAAAATTAGTGTAA